AACTAATCACTCCCCGGCAACCCAACTAAAACTGTGACGCAGAGGTACTTTTTTCATAAGATTGTAAATGTACGAGAACATTTGTTTCTTATAAAAAGAGTATTTATTTATTATTTAGTTTCCATACATGACAGAGGCGAGTCCACTAGTCACCTTGAGGACGTTCCAGTTCACGGCATACACGCGGTGCATGTTATTGCCTCCGGTGGGAGACGTGACGTTCAACTTGATGGTGTCGATGCGGGACGCGTTGATCGAACCGGACGGTTGCGCGGAGTTCAACTTGGCGGCGAACGACCAGGTGTAGACCGGGACGTTGTCGAGCTCGCCCTCCGGAAGGACACTGCAGTGCATGAGGGGGGTGATTGTGTGGTGATACACGTTGGACATATTCTCCGAGTGAGCGACGCCGTTCACGTAGAGGGTGGCCTTGTCGAAGGAGTACTCGTCAGCCCAGTTGGAATCGGAGGACTTGGCGTTGATGAGGTGGAACGCGCGGCACGGGTGGTTAAAGTAGGTGAGGTCGAATTCCGTGTCAGTTTTAGACGCGATTTGGTGCTGGGTCTGGGTGATGAGGAGTTGGTGTTCATTCTTGATAAAGAAATCTCTCTCCGGAGTGTCCAAGAAAATGAATTGGCCGTACACTCGCGGGGTGGCGGACGGGGTGAAACCGTCTCGGCACTTGATTTTAATCTCGACCGAGTGGTATTGCATCGCGACGAGGGGCAGGCACCGGGTGAAATCCCCATTGCCGAAGAAGAACGGAATGAAATAATGGTCGGCGGAACCGGCGGTGACACCGTTGGCGTTGCCCTTGACGGCGGACGTCGTGATGGCACCGGAGGCGAGGGCTTGGTCGGTGTTATAGAGGACGTTGTGCACGCCCTGGATGTAGAGGGTGTCGAGGACGCACACCTGTTGACCCCCGATCCAGAGGGAAAACTCGGTCGGGTTCGCGGCCGTGGAACCGTGCAAACCGGTGGCGCTCGGGGAACTCGCGGTATCGGCGGTGGCGATGCCCGGCGCCTCGATCCACACGTACGACAACAAGTCGCCCTTGGAGGTGATGGGAATCGTGATCTCGTTGTTCGCGGCGAACGTGCCGATGTAGTCGATGCGTTCCGGCTTCATGGAGAAGGGAGAATATCGCTTGTAGTTTTGTCTCCAGAAGGAGATTTCGGGCTGACCCGTGAGGTGGGTATCAGCCACGCCTCTGCTGACAAGTTCAACCAAAGCGCCACTCATGATTATTATAGTACACACATAAAAAATTTAGACTATAATTTTCCAAAGATGATTGAATTTCAAGCCCTGAGTTGGGAGGCGAGGGATGATGAAGACGGGTTTGGGTACCTCGTCTCCATCATCGGTAAAACCAGCGACGGCCGGTCGGTCTGTGTGACGACGAACTTTTCGCCGTACTTTTTCATTCGTCTTCCTGATAACTCCACGTCCTCGAGGATGGAGATATTGGCGTTGCTGGAGAAAAAGTACCCGGAGTGCGTCACCGGACACGAGATGACCGTTGGGAAATGCATGTGGGGTTTCCAAAACAACGAGGAGAAGAGATTTCTCAAGTTAATATTTAGAAACTTGGAAGCCAAAAAGAAGGTGGATTATTTTTTTAGGAGACCGGTGTATTTGGGTCGGGGTCCCACCATGTTTAAGGTGTACGAAGCCAATCTCGACCCGGTGCTGCGCTTCATGCACGACACGGGGATCAAGTCGACTGGGTGGGTGCACACCGGAGACAAGTGCGTACGCGCCCACAAGGCGGACGTCGACGTCGACCTGTGGTGCAACGATTGGAAGACCCTCACCCCGGTGGACAGAGACGAGATTGCACCCTTCGTGGTGGCGAGCGTCGATATCGAGTGTAATTCGAGCACCGGAAAGTTCCCGTCGCCGAGGGTGCCGGGGGACGCGTGCTTTCAGATCGCGGTCACCCTGTGTCACCTGGGGAGCGACGAGCCGTACAAAAAGACGTGCCTGTGCTACAAGGAGACGGCACCGGATCCCGACTCTGGGGAAATCGTGTGTTTCGACACGGAGAAGGAATTGTTGGAGGCGTTCACGCAATATGTCCAAGACAACAACATCGATATCCTCACGGGGTGGAATATCTTCGGTTTCGATCTTCAATATCTCTACCGGAGAGCGGTCATGTTGGGGGCGAGAAAGTTCTTTTACCTCGGACGCCTCCGGGGTCAGATGTCGGAGTTGCAGGAAAAAATATTGTCGTCGAGTGCCCTCGGTGACAACGTCCTCCTTCTCCTGCCCATGAGTGGACGATTTGTGTTCGATCTTTTCCAAGAGGTGAAAAAGGGCTACAAGCTGGACTCCTACTCGCTAAACTCTGTGAGTAAACTGTACCTGGGTGACGAGAAGATTGACATGACACCACACGAAATGTTCAGACGTTACCGGGAAGGCACGCCACACGAGTTGATGGAAGTGGCGCAGTACTGCATCAAGGATACTCTCCTGCCACACCGGTTGATGAAGCGTCTGTGCACCCTCCTGAACCTCCTGGAAATGGCTAGTGCGACGTGGGTGCCGATGGATTTCCTCGTCACTCGCGGCCAACAGATTAAAGTTTTTTCCCAACTCACCAAGAAGGCCAAGGAGTTGGGTTTCAAAGTTCCCACAATTTATAAAGATTACAAAACTGAAAAGACATATTTCGGAAAGGAACAAATAATCATTCCGGACAACTACGTCGGAGCGACGGTGTTGGAGGCACAGACCGGTGCCTACTACAGCCCCATCACAGCCCTCGACTTTGCGTCCCTGTACCCATCCATCATGATGGCGCATAACTTGTGTTATTCCACACTCGTGAAGGATCCGGTGTACGCCAACGTCCCCGGTGTGGAGTACGAGGAGTTTGACGTGGGTGGGGTGACCTGCCGGTTCGCTCAAAACGTGCCAAGCGTGCTTCCACAGATTCTGAACGAATTGAAGGCTTTCCGGAAAAAAGCCAAGAGAGACATGGTCGCGGCTACTGGGTTTATGAAGAAAATATACGATGGACGCCAATTAGCCTACAAGGTGAGTATGAACAGCATGTATGGTTTCACCGGTGTCAAGTCTGGAATCCTCCCGTGTTGTGAAATCGCCGCCACCACGACCGCCAAGGGCAGGAGTATGATCGACCAAACAAAGGAATACGTGGAGGCTCACTTTCCAGGCGCGAAAGTGCGTTACGGAGGTACGCATTATCACTGACCACTCGTTTTGAAACCAACTAACTTTTACTTTTTAGATACCGATTCAGTCATGGTTGAATTCGACTGCGAGGGACGAACCGGAATGGACGCGGTAAAGTACAGTTGGGAACTGGGCGAGCGAGCCGCCGAGGAGTGCACGGCCTTGTTCAAGAAGCCCAACGACCTCGAACTGGAAAAGGTCTATTACCCATACATTCTCTACAGTAAGAAGAGGTACGCCGCCAAACTGTGGACGAAAGGGAAGGATGGGGAGATGCACATGGACTACGTGGACGTGAAAGGCCTGAGTCTCGTTCGGAGAGACAACACCCCCCACGTGAGGGAGGTGTGCAAGGAATTATTAAACATCATCTTGGAGAGTAACGACGCCAAACCCGCTGTGGAGTTGGCGAGGGAGAGAGCCCTCGAGCTCCTCACCGGAGACGTTCCACACGACAAACTCATCCTCTCACAGTCTCTATCGGACACGTACAAAGTGAAGGGCAAACCGGTGAGCATCACGGAGACGGACGAGCACGGACGCTACCTGAGCTCTGACATTAGCATGGCACACGTGCAGGTGATGCACAAGATGCGAGACAGAAAGCCCGGGTCTGAGCCGAGGAGCGGCGACCGGGTGCCCTACCTCCTCACGAAGACGGAGGCCGGTCACAGGGCGAAGGCGTTCGAGAAGGCGGAGGATCCGAAATATGTCGCCGAGAACGACATTCCCGTGGATTATCACTACTACTACCTCCAAAAATTCCTGACACCGGTGAGTGATCTCCTCGAACCCCTGGTGGAGGGTGCGAAGCAGGAAATCTTTGGGGAAATCACGAACCGGTACAAACCCCCGAGGGCGAAACCGAAAAAGAAGCAACCGCAGACCACGATCGATTCCCTATTTAAAAATTATGAGACAAACAAAAGTAAGGCTAAGGATGGAACAACAGATTCCGAAAAAACTGATTGATTGTTTCGAGGAGAGTGTTCAAAATTCGGTGAATGACGCGTGTCGAGAATTTGCTGACCGGGTGTGTCGCACGTACAACCTCAACAAGATGGACGTGATGGCGCTGATTCCCGACGTGCGCACCGGTTCGGGTGGAACCAAGTGTCGGGGGGTGAAGAAGGATGGGGCGTGTTGCACCAGGGAAGGGCATTACGAGGGATACTGCAAACTCCACCTGTACCAGAAGAAGGCCACGGCGCCCACACCGGTTCCCAGGGTGCATTCGAACCTCCACACCCACGATCCCTCCGTGGGGTTTGTGTGTGGATGTCCGGAGTGCGACAAAATGATGGACTCCGGGTTTAAAGATTTAGACGACATGTTAGGGTAATGACTACAAAATCAGAATTGCTTTTCGCTTCTATCAACGACTTTTACAGCGACCCCACACACCGGGAGACGCTCATCAACGTCCTGAACAAGAAGAACGGCTCACCGTCCCTCCGTAGCATCGAGTGGTTCATCACGAACTACGCGAAGAAGAATTTGACAAACTACCCGAAGGATGGCAAGATTTTCACCGTGCACTGCGCGTACAAGAGCACCCTGAACGGTTTCAGTAAGCGGTTCTTCGATCCTTTCTGTCGCTCTTCGAAGATTTCCTACCGGATACCGGGGACGGACGTGGAGATTCAGACGACCCTCGCGCAGTTGAATTTCATCCGGTGGGTGATCCGATCCGGAATTCTCACGTACATGCAAAATAATCGCTTGGTGCTCAATCAGTCAAAGTAATCGATTAATTTCTTGCGGTACCTTTTCACATTCTTCAGTATTTTCTCTCGAAGTTTGATGTTTTTCCTGGCCACACCGATCGACGGTTCGGCGAGAGCGAGCACGCTCAGGGCTTCGTGTTCCGTGAGGGGTGCCTCCGGATCGGCCTTGACTTCTGAAATGGTTTCCGGGTGGATGGCCAACTTTCCATCTTCTATTTTGAAAACGGTGTATCCGGTGTAATACATGTGTAGCGCATACGTCTCCGTGAGTCCCGACTCGAGAGTACACTCCAGGGTGGTTTTATTCCCCGTGAGTGTCGAAAAATCCAAGCTCCCCGATGGTTCCACGACGAGTGGGTTCATCGAGAAGCTCATAGTGTAAATGTTTCTCACCGGACGCGCCAATTTCTTTTGGAAGGGCACGAGATATTTGAAAAAGTTGTGGTCTGTGGTGGTAGTGTTTGGGAACCGGTGACCTTTCACATAAAATTTGGCGTCCTTCATGACTGGCACGAAGAAGGTGTTGAGTTCGTCGAAATCGTCCGCTCTCGAAAAGTTGTACCGGTTGTGGCAGAAGAATTTCCCTTCGTCCGTCTCCCCGGCTTCTTTGATGACATTTTCTTGTTCGAACCTTTTGTCCCGGAAGAACCAGTGGATGGCCTTGACTGGAATGTTCGGGACGAGTTGTTGGGTCAGTGTGGTGTCACCGGGTGTCGTGTCCGTCACCGGATGTTGGGTGACGATGTCCGTGACAAAGGTTTGTGGAACTTTTTGTAGGTACAACCTCTCCTCCCTGGTCACGGTGATTTCCTCTGTGATAATGTTAAACTCCGGGAGGGACAACACTTGTGAATCGGCGTCACAGAAATATTGTTGTGGGAAGAATTCAAATTCAAAGATTATTTTTTGTTTGTGACACGCACAGAGGGGAAAGTACGGTCTGTTGGGATTGTTCCCGGAGTACTCATCCGTGGCATATTTTCGACTGAAGAACATGTTGATGGGTATGAGGATTTCGGACTCGTATGCGCTCACGACGTCGTTCTCGTTGAGTTCGGTGGAATCGAAGGCCAAGCTCCGATTGACCATGAACCGGTTGGCGACTTTTTCACTCATCTCCAGGTACAACTCATCGTTAATGATGCCCCAATCGGCGTGGTATTTCTCCAAAATATTTTCATCAATTCTCATGGTGACTGACTTTACGATGTGTCTTCCGATTTGGTCTGTGTAATTCTTTCCACCGATGAGACCGGGGAGGGTGATGGACACCCACATGTTCGAGAGGAGGTCACCCCTGTCTTGTGGTCTGAACTCCACCTTGAGGGTCTCCCCGAACGGCCAACTTGCCTTCCCCCCGGGATTCTTCACGGGTGTGCTCCGGTGATACTTTGAGAACTGAGAATGTCTCTTACTTTCGTAGAAAAATTCACCGTCTTCCGGTTTCTTCGACAGGAGGTGGGGCTCCTGTGCTCCAATGGCATCGATGCAGATTCGAGCTCCTTCGCCACCGGCCATATCTAATGTTGATTTACAAAAAAAATATCCACGAATATCAGATGGCACGCACTAGGTTCGGACGACTTCGATCGTCGACGACTCGTGCGAAACCACTTGTTGAAAAGAAGAAAACTCGTAAAGTCAAGGCACGTAAAAACAAATCGCCTGTGGACAAGTGCAAAGAAGTCATAGACGCGTGTAAAAAATATTTTGATTTGGACATTCAGGGCGACAAACTGGAAGATGAATACCAGTCTCTGTCGGATCAGCTCCGTCGGGTGATTTACACCGGTGATAACCTCAAGTCTGCTCGTCTCATTCAGAGAATGTCTGCGATTTCCAGGGAGATCGATCGTGTCACGAAAGATGCTCAAAAGGCGAAAGAACAGTGCATCATTCAGGGTGGGAAGAATGAACAGCTGTGCGTTCTTCCGAAGGTGGTGACGCCGAAGTGGGTCGGAACCGCTCAGAAGCTCACGAACACGAAAAACCAGGTGAAAGTCAATTCGGTCAACACGAATGTATTGAGAAAAGTCGCGAAGAACGTTGGTGTGAACACGACAGTGAAGAAGAATCTCACCAAGGAAGAGTTGAAAAATAAATTGGAAAAGGTGAGAAACAGAAATATAAGGGCGAGTTTGAGCATGAACAACTTGCAACAGATGGCGAGGCGTCTCAGGGTGAACGTCACGAAGAATGTTCCGAAGAACCGGAATCAACTCTTAGCGAGCATCACAAAGTCTGCGAATAAAAACGCCCTTCAGAGAGAGTTGAACCGGTTCGCGAGACTCCAAAAACTCGAGAAGAAGACGTCCAACCAGGCCGTGGCACTCGCAAATAGAAAACAAAAAGCAAATGAGATCGCGAGAAACAAAATGAAGCAAGACATGAAGGCAACGATTGAACGCATGAAGAAGCATGGTGTCTTCGTGGGCATAGAAAATCTCAAAAAACATCCGGAGAAGCTCAAGTATTACAAAAACTTGATCAACAAGAAGAACAAAATTGAACAGAACAGAAGACTGGCCATCAAGAGTGTTCGTCCCACGACGAAAACTCAAATTCCAAATGCCATGAAAGAACGCATGAAAAAGTATGGTATGTCGACCGGCATAGAAAACCTTGAAAAGCATCCCGAAAAAATGTCCTACTACAAGGGTCGCATGAACAAAATCAACCAAGCCGAAAAGAAAAGACAACAAAAGTTGAAAGCATACGCGAACCGGTACAAGAGAATGTCACCGGCCGCAAAGGCAGAAGAGAATCGAAAATACAGGGCGAGGAAAAACAGACAAAATAAAGCGTACGTGAAGGGTCAGGTGAGCGACATGATGGCTCGACTGGTGCGAGCCGGTGAGAGGCGAGAACAGAGGGAAAAGAATAAACAATACATCAAAGATGAGGTGAGTGGTATCATGAGGCGTCTCACGAAGCCGAACAGAGTGAAGAAGCGATTACAATAAAGTTTCTAACCACATGTCGCGCGGTCTCTTATTCTTGAGTTCGGAGTATTCCCTCTGCGCCTCCTGTGTCTGTTGCACGAGGGACGCGATGGCCTCCTCCGTGTACTGCCAAGTCTTGATGTCGAGGAGGTAATTGTAATTTCCATCCACCGGTGGAAAATATTTAGAAATGTCACCCTCCAGTTCAGCCCTCTTCCTCTTGAAGACTTTGATGTAGTCGTTCACGACACACCACACGAACTGTGCCTTGTGACTGCACACCAGTGCCTTGGCTTGGAACTTTTCCAAAAGATATTTTTTCCTCTTTTCGAAATATTCCATTCGAATGTCAACATAGTCGGACAATATTTCATTTGGTGAATTATATTTTTTAATCCCAGTGGGGTGGAACAAGTGCATGTTGGATGTCTTGAAGGTCTCGGAGAGTTTAAAGTCCTTCACCGGATCACCTCCGGTGTACCCCACGATTTTAAAATGCACCCTCTCCGTGGTGGAGTTGTTGACATAATTTGAAATAGTTTTCTCTTCCACGAGTTTGTCCAAATGTTCCTTGAAATCTTGGATCCACCTCCCCGGAGGCAGTTCGGTGACGCATCCATCCTCGTATTTCCCCCGTGCCACCCACGTGTGTTCGTCCACTCTCTCCACGGTGCCCCCAAAATTTTTAAACCATGGGTGCATGTCCTTCACCGGAGTTCCCATCAACATTCTTTTTATATTTTCGTTGATATCTTTCGGATTATAAGATGGAATGTTGGAAGAAAATCCAGTGCCGATCCCTTTGGAGCCGTTGACCAAGACCATGCACGTGGTCGGCACGAAATATTCCGGTTCGACCCTCTTTCCGTCATCCTCCAGGTAGTTTAAGATTGCGTCATCCCTCGGGTCGAATATCTGTCTCGTCTCCGGAGACAATTTCGTGAAGATGTATCTCGGTTGGGATGCGTCCTTGCCACCCATGATGCGCGTGCCAAACTGTCCACACGGGACGAGGAGGTTGATGTTGTTCGAACCGGTAAAATCCTGAGCCAACTTGACGATGGTCTCCGCGAGGCTGACCTCTCCGTGGTGATAGGCAGTCTTCTCGCTCACGTAGGACGCGAGTTGCGCCACCTTCATCTCCCCAGTCAGGTTTCTCACGAAGCACGCGTGGAGGACTTTCCTTTGGGACGGCTTGAACCCATCGGCCACGTGGGCGATACTCCTCTTGAGGTCAGCGATTGAAAAGTTTACCAAATCTCTGTGAACAAAATCTGTGATTGAAATATTTTTTATTTTTCCATAATCAATCTCTTCTCCGGAGTCTTTTGTTTTTTCTTGAATTAATTTTTTTCTGTCATCAGTCAACTTTTTGTCGAACGCCAATTTCATGGACGTGTCGGCGTCTCCATCCATGTCGAAGGCCACGGTCAACTTGTCGATGTCTGTGAAATACTCCCTCGCCTCGGCACTCGTGGAGGTACCGAGACCCTTGTAGTACTTGACTTTGTGTTTGTCCGACCCGTGGGTTTCCCACCACTTTTTGAAGGTTGAGAGACTGTAAAAGTTTTTTCCGGATACTTTCACCACTGGAGTAATCATACTCACGACAAAATTTAATTCCAAGAGTGACGGCCACATGGTGTGAATGAGATTCAGTATCAGACCCTTGATGTGTGTCCCATCGTCGTCGGCGTCTGTCATGATCATGAGTCTCGAGTACCGCAGTTCACTCAAACTCGTGTACACCTTTCCCTGTTGGAGACCCAAAATCTTTTTAATGTTTTGAAACTCGACATTCCCGGAGAGTTGATTCACACTGGCGTCTCTGACGTTGAGGACTTTACCGCGGAGGGGAAACACGCCGTAGTAGTCCCTCCCGACCACACTCAAACCGGCGATCGCCAGGGACTTTGCCGAGTCCCCCTCTGTGAGGATGAGGGTGCACTTGTGTGACTGCGCGGTTCCAGCCTTGTTGGCGTCGTCCAGTTTGGGTATACCGGTGATTTTGGATTTCCTCGCCGACCCATCCGTCTTGGCCAAGAGTTTCATCTCCTTGAATTTCGACAGCGACAAAAGTTCATCTTGGATGCCAGTCTTGAGAACATTTTTGAAGAAGGTTTTGGTTGGGGGTTCGAAGGTCGATCCGAACGTCACCGGTTTGGATGTGCACTCATTTTTTATTTGTGAAGAAAAGGTTGGATTCTCCAGCGTGCTCTTCACAAATAACATGAAAGTATTTTTCACTTGGGTGGGTGTCAACTTTATCTTGGATTTCATCTCATCAATCAATCCTTGGGCGATGAGGTTGGCCACGGACTCCACGTGCGTCCCACCCTTGCTTGTACAGATACCGTTGACGAAACTGACGTGTGTGTACCCCTCCCCGGAGGCGCCCACGCAGACCGACCACCTCGGCGTTTCCACGAAACACGTGTTTTCCACTCCGTGCATCTTGGCGTACGCCTCCAAGTTCACCCTCGGGAGGGCTTCGCCGTTGAACTTGACTTTGCACTTTGGTGACGTGCACACATTGGCGTCCCACACCCTCTTGTGAATGAGTTTGAGAAAATCCTTTTCCATGTGGGTCATCCCAAACCTCCCCCAATCCGGAGTGAACGTCACAGAGACCAGAGGTGTCGAACCGGCGTACGGTTTGATCGTGGGTTTGTCGCACACCTTCATGTTGTCCCTCCACACCTGAGAATAAATTTTTTTGTTGACTGGATCTTTTATTTTAATTTTGAATTCCTTGGAGTAGACATTTGTGAGTTTGGCGCCGTACCCATTCCTACCACCGACCACTCTCTTCTGTGTGTCGTCGTAATTCGTGGACGTGAGGAGGTGACCGAAGACGAGTTCCGGACAGTAGACGCCCTCCTTCTCGTGCACCTCGACCGCGATTCCACCCAGGGGGCCGTTGTTTTCCACGCACACCTCGCCCGCGTCGCTCACGGTGACGGCGATGGACGTCACGTCGGTGGGATGCTCTGAATTCCTGTCCACGGCGTTGACGAGGATTTCGTCGAATATCTTGAGGAGGGCGGGGGAATAAGTCACGATCTCCCTCGCGAACCGGAGACCCTCCTTGTCGACCACCCAGATCTCCTCGGAGGTTTTGTCGACCCCACCCACGTAGGAATCAGGTCTCTTGAGGATGTGCTCGACGTGCGTCAGTTTCTGCACTTTCGAGCTCATGGCGCACGGTGTAGTGATACCGCGTGCGCAACAGGTTGAGCCACGATCTGAACTCTGTCTCAGTCCAACCGGCGGGGTGTGGTGTTTCGAACCGGACGGCACCCACCTCTCTCAGGCGGATCTGGTGCAGATTTACCACAATCTTCCTATTGAAACATTCACTGCACAGTTTGACCCATATTTTACCCAGTCTTTTCCTGTACCAAAACTTCGTCAACGCGATGTGATGATCTGCCCATGTATCCCGTATATGTTTTCTATATATGATGTGTTCGACCGGGTGCACGTGAGTGTACCTCAAATTTATCGGCGTTCGACAGTAGTGACAGATATCCCACAGAATCTTCATCTTCACAAACGATCGCGCGAAAACTTTAACTTAAAGATGGGTAAAGTCGGGAGGGGTCGCCGCGCCCTGCGACGCAAGCAAGTCGACGACACGTACGACTACTTACGAACGGAGGTGTGTTCGGAGATGTCGAAGAGGCACGGGAGCGCGCCCGCGATGAAGTTGCTCATGGAGCTCGAGACCTTCGACAGAACCTACAACATGCGTCTGGTCAACTTTTCGGACTCGCAGCACAGGGGTATCCTCCTCGACCTCGCGGTGCGCAACAACTATCGTCCCCTGGAGATGTACGTGAGCGTGAAGGGCACCCTCCCCCCGCGCGCCATGGTTCTCGAACACTACAGGTTGGAGAACAACCCGATCCACACGGAGCAACAGTACCAGGACGCGATCGCTTCGATCCAGTTCACGAAGGATAGGATTTTCACGAAAAACGTCGAGTGGTGCGCGATGTACATCAACGACATCACCGGTTCCCCCATAGGTTTCATCGTGTATCGTCTCATGCGCTCACATCTTCCCGTGTGTCACATAGAGCACCTGTGCGTGGACGCCGTCCAGCGGGGGGTTGGATTCGGTCGAGCCCTCCTCCGGAGACTTGAGATGTTTGTGAAATTTTTCTCCCTCTACAGGGATGATGCTATGATGACTGTGTGCCCCAATAAGGAGAGTCTCACTTTTTGGAAAAATTTTGGTTTCTCCGGGGAGGGTGACATGTTGACCAAGCACTCGAAGATGTTGTAATAAATAAAATCTTCAGCGATAGTATACATGTTGGCGATTGCCGGAGTTGTGGTCGTCGTGCTACTACTCGTGGCGTTGTATTTGTTCATGGGTTCCCCCGACTCGGAGGGACCCGTTGAGTTAAAGGTTCCGGAGACTGGTGAAGAAAAAGCTGAACAAATGATGGCCCAGGAGGGTGGTGGTGGTACGGGCGTCGAAGTTGAAGGCTTGGAGGAAGAAGGTGATGAGGCCGAGGATGAAGCTGAAGCCGTCGAAGAGGTTCCGGAGGATGAACCGGATATCGACCCGAAAAGCATCAAGTCCCTCGTTGGGTATTACACTGGCGAATCCTGGGATGAAGATAATAACGTGTGGAAGGACATCAGTGGTAAAAATAACCACGCGACTGAGATTTTGGGGACTCCGGAGGTGATCGAAGAGGATGGCATTAAGTATGTGCTCGGTGGTCCCAAGAAGGGTGTCCGGTTTCCAGCCGAGGTTATGACCACGGGGAAAAAGTACACGATGCTTGCAGTGACGAAGCAAAACGGTGAAAATAGCGGTGGACGCGTGTTCGATGGGTATGGTAACGGTGCGAATTACGTCGCTGGACACTGGTCGTGGGGGTATCAGGCCAAGGGTGGTCCACAGAGGGGTAGCATGTCCGGAGCCCACCGTTCGGGTACAGGGTGGATTTCCCACAACGGTCACCTCGACCAAAAAGCTGACGAGTGGGTGCTCATCACCGATCAAAAACTTTCGTACCGCGTCAATGGTATTCAACGATCCGGACACGTCAACGACGAAGCCATCGTCCCGTTGCAAATGTCGATCAATTACGGGGACTACACGAATTCGACCTACGCGGAGCAGGGTCACTGGTGGGGTCAACAAAATCCGGACTGGAGTGCCGGGGAGGTTTTGTTTTTCAACGAGGTGTTGGACAGGGACACGATTCGTAAATTGGAGGCGTTCCTCATGAAGAAATATAAAATTCCCCGTCGACGACGAATGCATGTCGGCATGCTGAACGGTATCCGGTGGGAGAAAGGTAAATGGAATTGGGGTGCCACCATCGAAGACTGTAGTGGGGGTGGTACGTGTGCCGACCAATTCAAGGCGCTCGATAAGCTTGGTTTCTCGTGTGGTGATGACGGCGCGGCGACCTTCCTCACCTTCCACAGACACCACAGAGACCACCCCAACGGAGGTAACGGTCGATTCTGGTACTACCAAGACTGCACCCAGGGATTGTTGCCGGGTGTCACGGAAAAGAAGACGGAGACTATCAATATCAGCGACAGCTCTACGATGGCTAATAAATTTAAAAAGCTCGACATGGATTGTCGAAAAGGTGGTATTTCCAGTGGTCAGTGGAAACTCATCGGTGATAACCGCATGCGCATCGACTACACGTGCAGTAATGCCCCGGTGAACAAGGGGTCGTGTGAAGAGATCACGGCGAAGGCTTCGGGTACTCCGGAGATTCACCCGAGGTGGGGTAGTGCGAACAATTTCAAAAATGTCAGAAACAACGAACGTGACCCGAACAAGGGGCCGATTACCGCACTCGATTTGCAGTGGCTCAATTGTGGACGCGGTAAGGTTCTCACGAGTGTTAAGTATGGTGAGAACGACAAGGGCATGATGCGCCTGAAAGGAACATGCTGTTCACTCGAAGATGAGTAAATAAAGAAATGACACGTAGAAAAGGTAAGAAATAATGGAACACTTTGCATCCATCCTCCGAGCCAAAAATTATGCCCCCTCCACGATTCACTCGTACGTGGGAATTTTGAGGGGCACTGGCGTCAACCTCCGGTGTAAGCAAAGTGTTCGTCGGGCGCTCAACGAGGACATTGCCACGGATATCCAAGGTGACCGGTTCAGAGCCCTCTTGGCGTATGACCGGTTTCTCCACAACACGGACCTCCCCGGAGGTCGCGTGAAGAGTCCGTCGACGATGACGATTCGCGACGCGTGCTTGCGTCAAAAGACTCGCGCCGACGTCGCCAAGGTATATTGGCTCGTGCACTCTCGTGGGTACAAACCCCTCACGGCGTCGACGTACGTTCGTTTGTCCCACCTGCAACCGGGTGAGGGCGAGGATCGTCACCGGAACATCCACCGTGCCCGGATGTCCCTGAAAGATTTCCGGGAAATTCCCATCGAGGATCGGGTGATACTCGACCACTACAACAGTCTCACTATGTAAAAAATATCAGCATACATCAGATGTACCAATACCTTTTGTTGGCCTGTTTCGTCGCCCTCTTAGTGTCCGGAAATTACCGCCGGGGTAAGGTGAACACGTACAACGTGCTCATCCGTCAGAGTGCCCGGTACGCCACGGCCGCGCAACAGGACGCGTCGCCCCTCGTCGCTGTGTTGCACGCCAACTACGCCGCGGCTTACTTTTACGCCCTCAAAGATATCGCGAGTGAGGGGGAGATCCACAACGCCACCGGTGTGGACGTGAAAAAGTTCCGCGAGCACATCACCGGTGTGCAAGACCAAGTCACGCGCAGGGTGAACGAGGCGTGTCCAGCCTTTGCCGGTCAGGTTGATTTGTATTTGTCCACGATTGCTGGGGAGACGTGAGATAAAGGTGTGATGCGAATTGTAATTACAAAATGATCCCTGTCGTGAGAGATGATGTTTGGCAATCATGTCTCAAACAGGCGTGTAAGGCACTTAAGAAGAGTGTGCCGGATGAAAAATGTGAGAAATTTGCAGATGCCTCGTGGAGATTAAAGAAGCGATATCAAAAATATTATTCGAGTAGAAAGACAATTGTAAAGAAATAAATATTACTCATTGGTTGCGTTTTACAATATTCGCAATTTTACGTAGCAATTGGTACGATTTCCTCTTTTTTAACGGTAATTATTTTTTTCCCTGCGTATCATAGTTATGTTCCTTGATCAAGAAAATCTCCGCCCGGTCATCGTGGCGATGGCCTTGTACATCGCCATCAGCACTCTGGTTCCACCGTTGGTCAAGAAGCCCACCGGTTTCAAAGCCCTGGACGACCTCACGATGATGATTATTTCTCAGCGCAGTCAGATGATGAGTGGCACCATCCTCATTGGGTTGATTGTTCTCGCGACCAACTACATTGTTCAAGAAATTCTCGTGTAACGTTCTCACCGGAAACCATCTGTCGAGTGTGTGTTCCATCCATGAAGGTGAGTTTCTTTTCATAGCACTCAGTCATGTATTCCAGAAGATGATCGAAGGAGGGATTTCCCCACTCCATCCCTTTCTGAAATAAAAAGTCATCCTCTTCGACGACCCCCTTCGTGCATGGAATCATGTAGGGTGTCTGGATGTACTCGGTGCTCCCCCCGTATCCGGTGGTGATTACCGGTTTGTCACGAATCGCCGCCTCCACCTGTCCCATACCCACACCCTCTGACTTGGAGAAGGACACGTACACGTCGCCCATGGTGTGGACGTCTTCCATGTCGCTCTCCGGTAACAGTCCATTAATCACCTTGACCCTCGGAATGTTTGGTTGCCATTGTTTGAAGTGGGTGGCTTTTATCAGGAGACGAGAGTCCTCTTTGTTCAGTCGAATGAATGCTTCGATGATTTTGTTCACCTGTTTCCTCCCGTCGAACACGTTCCCAATGTGATAGAAGGTGTAGGGTCTCTTCTTCTCCGGTATGTGTGCATGTATGACAAAGAATTCATTGTGGGGAAATTGTCTGGACAGAATGTTTTTACAGAAGACACTGGGGACTGCAATCCTTTTGAACTCTTCGAAGATGAGTCCGTAGTCCGGGTGCACGGTCTCGGTCTCACACACGGTCATGACTGTGATTTTGTTTGCGATGGTTTTCATCTTTCTACAAAATTCCGTGACACCAGGGAAGGGTATGAGGAATGCAAAAATTTCATCACACTTTTCCGGTAACTCCTCACCAACTTTGTTGAGTTCCAAATATTTTGATCCAGGAAACAACTTGGTATATTTCATGCAGTGTTGACCAATACCCGACATGGGTGTTGGACCGATGAACAACAGCATGTGTGTGTTCTCCGGAGACAATAATCTTTTCTTTTAAATATATATAAGATGGATGCTCTTAAGAAAGAAATCGAAGCCGAGTCTTCCAAGAAGAGTGTTGACTCCCGGTTGTGTGAATTAATGTTGAAGGTTTTGGAGGAGGTGGAGAGACGTCCGGCGGGGGGTGCCGCACCGGTCACGTCTGTTCGTGGTCCCCGCGGTGAACCGGGTCCCCAAGGTCCGGCTGGTCCCCAAGGTCCGGCTGGTGTGTGTCAGTGCAAGTGCACTCAAGAGAAGAAGGCGACGACGACGACTCGTAAGAAGAAGGCTGTCCCCGCTCCGGAGGCGTCTGAGTAAGCATCTCGCTCACTGTGTCGTAGAGAATCGTCAAGAGGGCAAATTGATATGAGAGAAATCCCACGAACGTGTCTCCAGGATTGAGGGGATACTCGTGAAAATTGTGGTTCCACCACGATTCAAAAATGGCAACCCCCACCGGCACGGCTATGTGTTTTTGAATCGAGTCCGGACTTTCTATGTTGTCCACATGATTCATCAGGAGATTGAGGTATGCGAGGGAGGTTCCCACGCCCACGGCGGTTGAGAGTCCCGTGAGGGTGTCACCGGTGAGGGTGTTACAGGCCACGAGGGCTGTACCGGCGAACATGGTATTCTTCCTCAGATTCTTTTTGAGTTTCACATATTGGGGTGACGACTTGCAACACGTCACAATCATTTCTGGATGTTGTGAAAAAAAATGATGTAATAATACAAAACATGAACACTAACTTGGAGGCTTTTCTCCGTGCCTTTGGTATTTTCCTGGGTGTGTATTTCACCACTGGTTGGAGTATCAAGTCGCCTCCGGTTTGGGACACGATGTTGATTATCTGTGCCGTGTGTGCAGGTCTCGCCGGTTCGTTCGCTTCAGGTGCCGGGACGCCTAAGGCGAACCTGAAGGCGAACATGTCCGCCGCGGTTCCGATGCGTCGTTAGATTGACCTGTAATTTTCACCACGTGAATTGTAAATTTTAGAATCTAATTATTTAGAAACCAAATCGGTATGTTCTGATCGCCAATTCGTGATCAGAACATGTACGACGGATTGTCGTGGGTCTCGTCGTACATTATGGTTTACCCAAGATAACCCGACATATGTGTGAAAAACCCTTACGGTTTAAAGTAGTAACCTAAAACAGAAGTGTAGTCGGCTTGGCATGTCGTCACTCCTATGTTCGCGCTCATCTTGTTGTGCGCCCTGTTCTCAACCGTGACCTTCGGGTCACACCCCTCCATTTTTTTTTCAGTGACACAACAATGTGTTTCTAAAAAATAAAAACTTTTTCCGGTGACCAGTGACCACTGACCACTGAGATCGATCTTACAAAAAATATTTTTTTTTCAAAACACAATAATGTTCCAATGTGTTTCTAAAAAATAAAAACTTTTTCCGGTGACCAGTGACCAGTGACCACTGACCACTGAGATC